CGACGATGGGCTTGTCAGAGACGCGCATGGCCTCCAGGGCCTGGTCGAACAGCGCCTTCCACAGGGTCAGCGCCTCGGTGTCGCGCAGGTAGGGCGCGGCCTGCATCAGGGCGCCGTAGAGGTAAACGTCCGGCCCCTGCTCCAGCAGCCAGTTGGTCGGGTTCGCGTCCGACAGCGCCGGGATGCGCTGCGAATAGACCAGGGTGCCCACATACTGCTGGTCCGGGATCGGCCAGATTTGGAACTGGTCGCCGATCAGCGTGAAGAAGCGCGGGATGGTCGGCTGGATCGAGTTCGCCAGCGCCTCGGAGATTTGCGCCGGCGTGGCCTGGATGAGTTGGTAGCCGTTGCCCTGCCCGTCCACGATCCTGAACGACAGGACCTCGAGGAAGTCGGCCGGGGCGGCGAAGAATTGAGTGTCAATGTTGGCCGTCGCGCTCGCCTGCATCTCGCGGGCGCGCTGCGTGCGGCTGATGTGCACCTCCGCGAGGGAGATGAAGTCGGGGATCACCGCCGTCAGGTCCGAGCGGTTCAGCCAGCTGGCCACCGCCGTCTTCAGGTCGCTGTAGGTCGAAATGGCCATGCGGTCCCCCGGAAGAAAGGGGAGAGGCCGAAGCCCCTCCCCTCCTGTCGATCAGCTGGATCAGCTGTTGTGGAGACGCGCGGCGAGCTGGGCTCGCAGCGTCTTGTAGCCATAGAGGACATCGAGACGAGTGGGAAACTTGTCGTTGTTGATGTCATACTGGCGGACCACTCGCATCGAGATGCCGTCCATGACCTCGCGGGCGGCGAAGTCCACGCCGTTCGGCATGACCAGGTCGGCCGTGGCGAAGGCGAAGGCTTCCTTCTGGTAGAGCAGCGAAGTGCCCACCGCCGTGGAGGCCGTGCCGGCGAAGGTGATGGCGGCGGTGGCCGAGGTGGTCGGGATGACCACGTTCTGACGGCCGCCAGCCAGCACGATGGCCGGGGAGAACGACACAGTGCCCGCGCCGCCGGCGTAGGCCGCCGTCACCACGAACTGCTGCGGGGTGCCCGTGTTGGCCTTGGTCTCGGGGTGAACCGCGAACACGTTGCCGATGGTGAACACGTCGCCCACGTTCATCGCGCCGGTGCCGGTGGCCACGGTCATGGTCGAGACCGGGGTTTCCGAGATCGGCAGGACGCCCACGAGGGTGGAGGTCGTGTAGGCGCCCGAGGCCGCGCCGCGGGTGTGCTTGCCCCACATGGTGTTTTCGACGAAGTCGAAGCCGGCGGTGCGGCCCATGTAGCCTTCGCGGTACTGCTTGGCGATGGCCGAGGAGTCCTGGAACAGGCCCTTGACCGCGTCAACGAAGTTGGCGTTGTCGAGGGTGTTCAGGTTCGCCGTGCGGTCGTTCAGCGGGGCGAGGGCGTTCTGCAGGAGCGTGCGCCCCTCCAGGACCTTCGCCAGCGAGATGGCCGAGCCGCCGTTCCAGACCGACTGATACACGTCCTTATACATGGACATGGCGTCGGCCTCGATGGAGGCGGCAAGCACGCTCATCGCGGGCTCGAGGATGCGCTGCGAGAAGTCATCCAGCGACAGGGTCAGGTCCACCGAGGTGAAGTTCAGGTCCACGCCCTTCTGGGTGGCGACCTGCAGCGTCACGGACTGCTCCGCCGTGTCCTGGGCGGACAGGGTGGCGCCGGTGCGGACCGTGTATTGGTTCGGCAGGCGGATCTTGAGCTGGTCGCCGATCTTGGCGCCGGTCTTGGCGAACGACGAGTCGTAGTCGCGGACGATGGAGCCGACGAAGTTCAGCTTCTGGTGGAGGACGCGGAGGGCTTCGCGCGTCACAGCCGTGGGGGTCAGGATCGTATTGGGCACGATCAGGTTCCTTCATGGGAAGGCGCGTCATCTCGACGGGCCGTGTGTTGGAAAGGTCAGCGGTCCCGCTTGGCGAGGGCCGCATTGCGACGGCGCAGCCATTCATCCGCCGGGAGGTCGTCGTTCAGTCCGGGCTTGTAGCCCCCGGCCCGCTGCCCCACGGGCTTGGCGGGTGTGACGGCGGCCTGCTTGGATGCCTGCTGCGCTTTGGTCTGTTGGGCCTTGAGCGTGGCCAGTTCGGTTTCAGCCTTGTGGAGCCGCGCGAGGACCTTGATGGTCCGCGTGTCGGGTGTTCCATCCGGGTTGATGACCGACTCCCTCAGTTCCTGCGGGCTGACGCCGAACTCCTTGGAGGCGTAAGCGGCAAGGCTGCTGAGATATTCGACGCCCCAGCCTTCGATTTCCCGCGACAGTTGGGCTTCCGCCTGGGCGATCGCGTTGGCGGCGTTCCGCTCGCTGATCGCTCGGGTCTCGCCCTCTGCGCGGGTGATGGCGCTCGACAGTTCGGCTTGCGCGTCCCTGTATTGCTGCCAGGAGGCCATGGCCGCAGCCGTGGCGTCCGCACCGTATTGGGCCGAGTAGGCCGACCAATCGGTGTTCTGGAACGTGGCCAGCTGCTGCTCGACCAGTTTCAGGTTCGTCCGGTGCTCCAGGGTCGCCTCGGCCAGCTGGGCTTGCTGGGTCAGGCTCTGCGCCTGCATCTCCAGTGCCCGCCGGGTCTCGGCGACTTCCTGCGTCTTCCGGGTGTAGTCCGCCTGACGCAGAAGGTCGTCCTTCAGCGCCTTGGGGATGCGGTATTTCACCCCATCCCGCTCAATCTCCTCCGTGTCGTCCTCTGGCGGGGCTTCCTCGGCCTCGCCTTCGGTTTCCTCGGCGTCGATGTCGGCGGTCTCGTCCGCTTCGACTTCGACTTCCGGCTGGTCGAGGACAGCATCATCCTCGACGTCGACCGGATTGGTCGCGTCTTCGCTCATGTGTAGGTTCCATCAAAGGGAATGGCGCGCCTCACGGCGGGCCGGGCTCTGTCAGCCGTCCGTGTAGAGGCCGGCGGGCAGTCGGGTTTCGCGGTTCATCGCGCTGATCCGCTTGGTCTCAGCCTCGAACGCCGCGATATCCAGTTTCCGGGCCTCAAGGCTCTTGTCGGCCTCGAGCGCCTGGTATTTCTGTTCCAGTTGACGCAGGGCGGCGGCGTATTGCTGCACCGCCTGCACGGCCTGCGGATCGGGGCCTTGCGGTCCTTCCTCGCCCTCGGGCGCCTGTCCCATGGCCTTGGACAGCCGCTCGGCGATCTCGTCCGCCCCCGGCCAGTCCAGGTTCTTAACGAGGAGGTCGCCGATCACGGGCGCCGCGTCGGGATAGGCCCGGATCAGCTCGATCATCTGCGAGGCCGCTTCCTGCCGCAGCGAGGCGAACGAAGGCCCGGCCGAGACGGTCAGGTCGTAGCGGCCCGAGGTGAGGTCGTAGATCTTGGTCACTTCCTCGATCTCGCCCGTCAGCGGGTTTTCCTCGCGCTCCTGCACCGGCTGGTTCACCGCCTTCACCTCGGGCTTCTCGTCCATGCCCAGCACGCGGATGGTGCGGGGGACGGAATAGACCTCCGGGATCAGGTCGATCAGGATGCGGCCGGCGTGCCGAATGGCCCGCGACAGGTTGTCGATGAAGTGGAAGGTGGCGTTGTCCGCCTCCATCTGCCGGGCGATGATGGCCTTGCCGCTGGTCTCGTTCGACCGCGCGCCGAGGCTGGCGTCATACATCCCCAGCACGGTCTTGATGTCGTCCGAGGCGTTCAGGGCCTCTTGCAGGGCTCCAGCGGGAACCCCAGCAAACGGCTGGCGCATCGGGGCCTCCGGGCCGTCATACTCGATGAAGGCGTGGCTCTGCGTGTTGGCCGTCGCCCACTTCTGCGCGTCGGTCTCGAACGCGCCCTTGCGGCCGATGAACGGCGTCTTGGGGGCCATGGCGACCAGTTCCGTGGTCGTGGTCCGCCAGTAGTTGAACATCCGCTGGGCGTCCTTCGCCCCACGGATCAGGCTGCGGAAGTGCCGCTTGCCCTTCAGCACCACCTCAGAGCCATAGACCGGGACGATGGGGATATACTTCCCCGCCCAATCCACCGTCTCCAGCACTTCCGCGCCGCTCATGATGTTCTGGCGGACGCGATGGCTGTCCACGTCGCGCTGGCCCACCACAGACACCCCGATGGCGTCGAAGGCGGGCTTGTTGCGCTCGTATTCGTCGGCCTCGATCACCGTCTGGTCGGACAGGAGGAGGATGGTCCGCTTGATCCGGTCCCGGACCCAGTATTCCGCCACCTGGATGAAGTCGCCGTCCATCCACGGAGACGACAGGTCCCGCCAGGCTTCGCCCTGCCAGTCCACCTGTTC